GCCTGCATCCCGGACGCCTGACCGAACAGGCCCGATGAGTTGTCGCCGGCCTGCATTCCGGCCATCTGGCCATAAAGACTCTGCGACGGGTCGTTGTAGCCCTGACGCATCAGCGCGTTGTTGAAGCCCATGGCCGGGTCGTTGTAGCCGCCCGCGAGTTGCCCAGACATTCCGGTTGCGGGGTTCTGCGACCCACCGCCCGCGATGCCCGCAAGCGCCGCCGTGCCGGGAGACGAGTTGAGGTAATTGCCCGAGATGGTGTTCTGCACAGCCGTCTGCGCTGCCGGGATCAGGCCAGTCGGAGTCTTCGAAAGGTCCGTGATCTGTTTCTGGGCGGCAGTCGTCTGCGCCGAGGCATTCGGGACCGCCGAAGGGCCGAACGACGGTCGCGGGTTAGCTTGGTACAGCGCCTGCGACGAACTCAGTATCTCGTCCAGATACGGGATCGTCGGCTTGTACGGCTCGGCAACGGTCGTTGCGTTGGTCGTGGTCTTGGTCTTCTTGCCAGCGGCACCGGACAGCGCCCCGCCCGCAATTGAACCAGCTAGACCAATGGCGGGGAGTGCCATAGGCATCAGACAGCCCTCCTGTAAGTGGCTTTGTCGCCGTTGCGTTCCATGTCGTAATCCTTCAGGAATTTTGCCCAGCCCAAGCGGGCGTCATTGATGACGACTTGCCTGGCACCGTTGTGCCTTGCCCAGCGTTCCGTAGTTTTCAGAAGTTCCTGCATCCACCCGCCGGCGCCGGAACCGGCCATGGCAAAGATCGTGGCATTGTTGTCAACTACCTGCGTTCCGAACGTCGCCACCGGGCGAGCCTCATCGGGCGCCCATACGATCCAGAGGCGAGCCATCTCCGTCAGGAACACGCCCCGGAGATATTCGGGCGTCACCGTCGTTCCTTCGCAGCCCTTGCGGAAAAGCGGGACCACCAGCGGCCAGACCTGAGCAACATTCTCCGTGGGGATCGGCACTATGCCGAATACCACTTGCCCGCCCCGTCAGAGAACAGCGTGCGCCGTCCGTAATTGGTGGAGATCACCAGCGTATTCGCGCCGTTGATGGTGTCCGTTCCGCCTCGCGTGATGGTGATGTTGTTCGCTCCCGCGTTGCCGCTGTCCTGAATGATGACAGACCGCCCCTTGGGTGTGCCGGTCGGTAGGGTCGGCGTACACGCCCCGCCCGAGGTGTCGCACAGCACAAAGGTCCATTCCGCTTCCAACGTGACCGTGCCGGAAGTCTCTTTCCAGAACGGCAGGTAGACCCGGTTCAGCAGGTTGTTAATGGCGTCCGCGACGTTCCACACCCACCGAGCGAAAGCCGATGGCGTGTTGTCGAACCGGGATGCGATGCTCATCGGTCCCCGGTGTACTCAAATTCGATATCAACCCCCTGGGCGTGCTGCCAGAAGGTCTGCGACGGGATCGTGAGCCGCGCCCGGTGATACCTGCCATTCGAGCGCATGTTGCACTTGCCACGGTCGTTCATCACCGCTGCCGTCGTGTAAGTCGGGTCGCTGGCCTGCATGTAGCGCGAGCCGATTTCCACTTCACAGGTGGACACGCCTGCAACGAGAGGCCGCGCAGAAATCACCTTGGATGTGGTGTCGCCGCCCCATTCGGTCGTCTCGATAGTCGCTTCCAGCGCGAGGCCGTTGAAGAACCCGAACTTGTTGTTGCTGTCGAACCCGCCCAGGAGAACCGCGCCGGTCTGCCAGTAGACGCTATCGAGCGAGTAAGGCAGGAGGTCCAGATTGGTGGTGATGGCGTCCAGATCGTCCAGCGTGTAGCCGAAGGAATAGCCCTGCATCAGGAACTGCGCCGTTTGCTCGGCGTAGGACCATTTGTCCACAAAAGGGTTGTAGATTAGCTGGTGATTGGCCGCGCCCGAATTTCCCTGTCCCGGATATGACCACATGATGATGCCGAGAACCGGGTCCACGGACGCCGTGATGAGGTAGGTTAGCGCCCGGTCGCAGTCCGTCAGGAAGAAGTCGTTGACCCGCTGCGTGCCGATGTTCCGAACCGACACGCCGTCGCAGTACTCAAAGCCGTTGTCGGAGATGAAATACACACCCCCGCGATGCTCCACGATGGAACCCGCCGCCATGCAGCCAACCGAGTTCTCACCCGACACCAGAGGCGCGAACGAGAAGATCAGCGGACTGCCGGGCTGGTAGTCCATCCGCTGGATGGCCCGGCGCTGGAAGATCAGTCCGTATTCGCCGCCCACCAGGCCGAGGATCTCGCCGCCATCCGGCAGGATCTGGTCGCCGGCCAGCCCGACGCCGATGGTCCAGCTCGTGACGTTTCCCTGTGCACACCAGCGCAGCGCCGTCGAATCCGTCGAAAGGTTCCCCAGCACCAGGAACTGCTTCACGATGGCGATGTGGTGGGCAATCGGCGGCGAACCGGATAGCGGCTCAAAGTCCGTTGACGACCCGACATCATAATACTGGGTGGCGTCCGTCCCGTTGACCGCGACCACGTAGTCGCCGAAATCCACGAACCGCCATGCATCGTCCGTGGCGGTCGCGTAGGCAACGCCTGACGAGCGGGTGACCGTCTCCCATGTCTTCGCCGCCTGGAGCTTGTAGAGCGCCGTGGCGGTGCCGGCGAACACGTAGTTAGTTCCGTCCCGCTGGAAGCTGTAGGCACCCTTGGGAGCGGCAGCAAGGGCAGCGGTATATCCCGCCAGTGCTGCCAGAGGGCCGAACGTCCGCGCCTTCGGGACCACGTTGGTTGCGAGAGGCACGCCGGGGTTCTGAAAGTCAGGCTGATCCGGCAGGTAATCGGCAAACCCAAGGGTCTGCTTCATATGCACCACGCCTGAATGGTATTGGTTGAGGTCTTCATGTCGGCCTTGCGGCGCAGCGAGTTGTAGGCCGACGCTTCAGCCGTGCAGAGGAAGTCCATGCGGTTCAGAGCATAGCCTTGGGCCTCGGCCATCGCGCCTGCGTCCTGCAAGTAGTTCATCTTCACCGCCGCCTTGGCCCGAGCGCGGATTAGCGCCTCGCCCTCATTGGTCCAATCGTTCGTGTCCGCATCCGCCGAGAGCGCGGTCTGCGATCCGATGTAGGAGAACGTCAGCGTGTAGACCGCGTCGGGGATCGGATAGAGCCTGATCTGGCCCGCATAGAAGGCATAGCAGGACGGCTCCGCTTCATCCGTGCCGCTGTCGATCTTGTCGAGGTATTCGTAGGTCACGCGGCGCATGATCTCGTAATCGCCGCTGATGGTGATCTTGAGCGAATCCTCGTCCAGAAAATTGGACGGGACCGCCACATAGGGGATGTTCGCCACGGTCGAAGCCGTCGCCCTGATCTCGCTCCACGACCACCGCTGGTTCTCGTAATGGGCAATGGCCGTCAGAATTTCCAAACCAATCTGCGTCGTCAAATCGCTGCGGTCCAACTCGTCCGCAATGCGGGTTTTCATGTCGCCGAATGTGCTCATGTCGCCCTCCGGTGGTTAGGGGAGGCCGAAGCCTCCCCACCCCATTACTGGTCGTTGTCCGGGATGTAGCAGATGATCACTTCCGCCGTGCCGGCCGAGGCCGAGGCGGTCGAGGTCACCAGGCACTGAACGACAGTGTCGGACGCCACCAGCATGGTCACCGCTTCGTCCAAGGGGACGAGTGCGATGGTTGCCAGCGACCCGGAGGTCATCCACAGGTTCGTGCCGGAGTCGGTCGAGGGACCGATGTCCAGCACGTTGCTGCTGTTGCCGTTGAAGGCGACGTTGACGGAAACACCAGAGATGGCCTTGATCACCAGCGAACCAGCGGGAATGGTCCCGATGGTCACGGTGTCGCCGTCCATGGTGTAGTCGATCGACTTGCGCAGGTAGTGAACCTGCTGGGTCGGGTAGAGCCGGGCAGCGGTTCCGGCAGTTCCGGTAGGCATGTCCGTTTCTCCTTACGCTGAAGCAGCAGCGTAGGACGACACGACGAAGGTGCCGAAATCCACGCTGTTGTAGACGGTCTTCTTCAGACCCCAGATGAGGCCGCCGGCCACGCCAAGCTTGTTGCCGTAGTCGAACGACTTCTCCGTCCAGTTCGCCGAGGAAACGCCCTCGGTGCCCTTGCCGAAGCCGATGGCAGCCGCCTGCGCGCCGCACAGCACCGCACGGCGAACCGTGGTGATGGGCGTGCCCGAGTTGGTGCCGACCGGGATGCGGGTGGACTCGTGGAACACGACGCCGTTGTACTCGCCGAGGGCGCCCGTATAGATCGGGTTCTTCTTCGAGCCGTTGGCGGACAGCGCCGCCTTCTGGATGTCGAGCCACTGGCCGGTGGTGGTCGAGGTCCGCATGTCCCGCACCTGGTAGGGGTGCAGAAACATCACGTACTTCTCCTCGCCGTCCACCATGATCGGGCGGATCAGCGGGGTGGACAGCTTCACGCGAGTGACGACCTCGTCAACCCAGGTCAGGTTGAACGTGTCGCCGCTGTCGATCTGGCTTTCCGTGGTGGAGCCGGTCTCGGCGATCAGGAGCCGGGTCGAACTCGGCGCGATGGTCGCGTTGTGGCCGGTGTAGCGGGTGTCCGTCTGGTCGGTGACGCCGCAGATCTGGTTGAAGAACGCGGTATCGACGCGGCCGGCCATCCAGTCCTTCAGGCCGCTCATGGCCTCGTTGCGGACGCTGAACGGAACGCGCTGTTCCGACATCTTGCCGCCCGAGCGGACAGCGTGACGGAGCTGGTTGATGTAGACGGCGTCGCTGTAGGTGGTCAGCGATTCCTCGTTGCCCTCCAGGATGCCGTCGCCTTCGACGCCGTCACCCGCGAGCTGCATACGCAGACCGAAGGTGACCTTGTCGCCCGCGTTGGTGCCGAGTTCCTTCTTCTTGTGGATGAGGGAATCCGCGCTCTCGCCGATGAACTTGCCGATGTAGGTCTGCTTGAGAACTTCCGCTTCAAGCTTCTTCGCCCACAACTGTACGGCAAGTGAGTCGTTCACTGCATAGCTGGTGTCAGCCATGGTGTATCTCCTTGCTGGATGATGTGATTTGGGTTTGGTTCAGCCCTTGACGCTGGCTGCGGGCGAAGAAGTCGGTAACGGCGACTACACCGAAGCGTTTAACGTCCGCATGACGAAGAAGGGTGGTTATTCCTTCATTACCTTGTCGAAGTTCGCCAGAAAGTCGTTGTCCGACATGGCGAGGAGGTCCGCAGGGGTGAGGCTGGCTTTCGCCTTGCCCGCGCCCGCGTTCCGGGTGGTTTCCTGTCCCCTGGCGATGGTTGCCAGTTTGGTAGTGGTGTCCTGCCCCGCAGCGGGCTTCTGGTAGCCCACGGCGGTCGCGGCCTGATAGAGCATGGCCGACAGGCTCATGCCCGTCTGACGCGCCCGTGCGGCGAAAGCATTGGCGTCCTGGTTCAGCAGGGCGTTGACTTCGTGATCCTGATAGCCCATCGCCCGGTACATGGTGGCGCGGTTCTCTGCCAGATGGTTGAGCGCGTCCGTGTAGTCCGGTGCCTGCGCCATGAACTGCTGCCGGTCACGCTCGACGTACTGGTTCCACGCCTGCGCTTCGGCCTGCAACTGCCGCTGCCGCTGATCTTCCTGTAACCGGCCTTCCACCGTGTCCAGCTTGTGGACGATGGCGCCGATGGGATCATCATCCAGCGACGGCGGCTTGGGTGCGTCCTCCTGCGCCTTGCGCGCTTCGGCGGCCTGGAACCGCTCCATCATCTGGCGCTGCCAGTTGCGGAGGTCGGCGGCTTCCTTCTCGATTGCCTGGCGCTTCAGCCGCTCCTCATGCAGCGCGGCATGGGGAACGAATTTTGGCCTGCCGTCTTCCGTGGTTTCGGTCGCCTCGGTGGTTTCCGAGGCTTCCTCTGTCTCCTTGCCCTGTAACGCCGCGTCAAGCGCGGTATCGTCCATCTGGGCAACGTCGGTCACTTCGGGGGCTTCACCCCCGTCATTTGGTAGCGTGCTCAAGTTTGCATCCTTGCGATGAAGCCTGAATCGGTCAGGCAGCCGAACCCCGGAACCGGGGATTACCAGGAGGCATTGGCCTCAAGTCTCTGTGGACGCCCTGCTGGGCGTCGTGCATCTGCTTGGCAGCCTCAAGTTGTAGCTTGGGCTGCACCGTGCCGGCCTCTGCCGCGATCTTCTGCGCCTCGGCCTGCTTCTTTGCCGTGTCGGCCTGCGTGTTGGCGATCTCAGCCTCGACGCCCTGCTGCTCAAGCTGTTGGGCCTGCTGCTGCGCCTGTATCGCGTTCGGGTCAACCTGCGACTGTGCCATTTCCTTCAGTTTGGTCACCAGGCTTTCAGGCAGCGGCGTGTACGGCAGGATCTCCAGCATGATCTGGCCCGCCGCCGGCATCGCCATGATCGTTGGCATCATCGCCTGGATGATGCCCCACACCTTTTCCTTGTTGTTCGGGCTGGATGGCGCCTCGTCCACGATAACGTCATATTCAAGCACGCCGTCCTGCTTCATCAGCGGGACATACTGCGCGCCCTCATCACCGACGACACGCACAAGGCGACCATCGGCGATGTATTCATTAATCATCTTCAGCAGAACCCGCCCCTGCTCCTTCCGGTAGCGCCTTAGAGCATCAAACATCGTCGCCAGCACGGTCATGCCGGCCT